TGGAAACTTCAGTCAACTGACTAAATTAGTTAAAAACACGCCAGACAAGCTGGTCGTTAAAATTACTAATTAGTAACGTCAGCCTTATCTGTTAAAAGCCCTGGCACGGCTTTGATTTCAGAAAGATACTCAAAATTTTTTGTCTCTACAAATGGAGGTGATTCTTCTAAATCATCTGTCCATTTATAATTCAAACATGAATCTTGGATCTTTTCTTGATCAGCTTTGATATTGAATATTCGGCAAAACCTATCAAAGTCTTCTTCTGGATAATAACTCATCTCACGTAATGCTTGATCTAAAACACTTGCTTTCCAAGTAGATTCTTTAGAATCTGTAAAAGCAAGCATCTTGCCGATTGATGTAAAATCCAATCTTCCAACAACAATTCCCATTCTAGGGTTAAAAGTTGGAAAACGTTTCAGAAACATAATTTCTGTAACGGTTTTTATTTTTATAATATCTCTTTTTGTTGAATCAGTAATACCCATTGAGATAAATTTAGCAAATTCTTGTATTGCTTCATGAGTAAACCATGGAATAACTTTCTTTGATAACACTTTTAAATTGTCATCTCCAAAATTAATTAATGACATTTCTTTAAATATTGAAACTTCTTGAGCTCCTCTAGAAACAAAGTTTCCATAATGAGGAACTGATCGATGTTCATTATAATATTTACAAAAGAAAAATTGTACCATTTCAATAATAAATTCTGAAAAACAATTAAATTGCGTTGTACAAGCTACTCCTGATCCCTGTCCTACATCAGATATAAAAACATTATCTTCAATAATTAGAACAAACTGTTGATGTGACTGCAATATACATTTCAATCTATTTTTTTCAATAGGATTATCCTGATAAAATTCACTTTCAGACATAATCCACCATGCTAATGTAATTGCATAAGGTGTTGTAATTGCACACTTATCAAATTTTGAAAAATCTGTATCTAACCAGATATTATCATTCAAAAATTGATCTAAGGTACCATCAGGATATACTTCTTTAAACATATACCATAATCGTTCATGAAATTCTGCTCCTATTGCATTCATTCCTGGTTGTGGAGGTAAAATATTTCGTTTTTTCATTATAATATCGAAAAATGGTGCTAAATGTCGTTTTGATGATGCGAAATGCTCTGTGTTACCTCCAAAGAAAATTCTCACTAATCC